CGCCACCAAGCTGGTGCCAGCTACTTGGCTAACAGACATCGTGGAGCGCGACCTCAAAAAGGGCACGCGCTACTGGGCCGCAGAAGGGAAGCTGTGGAGTGAGGAGAACCCTGACTCCTACGCGGGCGTGCACAACCACGATGGCATGATGCTGATATTTGACGAGGCGTCAGGCATACCTGACGGCATCTGGTCGGTCGGGTCGGGGTTCTTCACCGAGAACATCTTGGACCGCTACTGGATGGCGTTCAGTAACCCGCGCCGCAACAGTGGGTATTTTTTTGAGTGCTTCAACGCCAAGCGGGACTTCTGGCAGACCAAGCAGGTGGACGCCCGCACGGTAGAGGACACCGACAAGCAGGTGTACGAGCAGATTATCGCCGAGTACGGGTCAGACTCGCCCCAGGCGCGCATAGAGGTCTATGGTGAGTTTCCGAGCGAGGGCGACGACCAGTTCATCCCGCCGCAGCTGGTGGACGACGCGATGGCGCGGCCACGCTATAAAGACGAGACGGCGCCGGTCATCTTAGGCATCGACCCGGCGCGCGGCGGCGCTGACTCGACGGTCATCGTGGTGCGGCAGGGGCGCGACATCAAGGCCATCAAGCGCTACAACGGCGAGGACACGATGGCGATAGTGGGGCGCGTGATAGACGCCATCGAGGAGTTCAAGCCGGTGCTGGCGGTCATCGACGAAGGGGGCTTGGGGTACGGCATCATGGACCGGCTGCATGAGCAGCGGTACAAGGTGGTGAAAGGCGTCAACTTCGGCTGGAAGGCGAAGAACGGCATCATGTACTACAACAAGCGGGCGGAACTGTGGGGGGCTATGAAAGACTGGCTAAAGTCTGCTAGCATCCCCGACGACCGGCGGTTCAAGTCCGACTTGACCGGCGTGATGATTAAGCCGACGTCCAGTGGAGTCATCCAGTTGGAGTCGAAGAAGGACATGAAGGCGCGGGGCCTGGCATCGCCAGACGCTGCGGATGCGTTGGCGGTGACGTTTGCCTTTCCGGTAGCGCACCGGGAGTATGTTGAGAAACCCCGACGGCTCACCTCGCAAGGTGCGGGTGGCGTCTTAAACTCTTGGATGGGAGCGTAGGAAATGAGCAGCAATACGATACCGATTGGCGTTGCGTATTTAGATCAGGAAATTGTTGGTGCCGAGCGCATCCTGACCGACCGCGAGCTGGGCTACACCGCCAACGCGCAGGGCACCGTGACGCAGGCGACCAGCAAGTCCACTGCCGTGACGCTGAACAAGTCCGCCGGTGTAATTACAATGAACAACGCATCGCTGGCAACTGCCACCAACGCCACGTTCACGCTGAACAACAATCTTATCAGCGCCAACGACACCGTGATTTTGACTATCTCTGGTGGTCAAACAACGCCCGGTTCGTACAATGTGTTTGCCAACTCGCTGGCTGCGGGTTCGGTAAGCATCACGCTGCGAAACATTTCGGGTGGGTCGCTGTCGGAAGCAATCGTTATTAACTTCGCGTTGATTCACTGCGCTTAACATGGGTAAGTCAGTATCGCTTAGCGTAGGCCGAGGCGAGAAATTGCCGGCCAGCAAAGGTGCCGGACTGACGGCCAAAGGGCGGGAGAAGTACAACCGCGAAACCGGCAGCAACCTGAAGGCGCCAGCGCCGAGCCCTAAGACCGATGCGGACAAAGGGCGCAAAGCGTCCTTCTGCGCGCGGATGGGTGCGGTAGCGGCTAAGGCCAAAGATGGCGAACGCGCCAAAGCGTCGCTTAAAAGGTGGAAATGCCCATGAGCAAAGCTGGACTCTACGCGAACATCAACGCCAAACGTGACCGCATCAAAGCCGGCAGCGGCGAAAAGATGCGTAAGCCTGGGGCGGAAGGGGCGCCGACCGCCAAGGCGTTCAAGCAGTCGGCCAAGACCGCAAAAAAGAAATAGTATGGCTGACTACAACGCCGTAGAAACGGTCGCTAACAGTGGCATTAAGTCTGGTAAAGACGACGCCAGCACGCTAGCGACCGCGCGCCATCGCATGACGATGGCGATTGCGGCGTACTCCGAATCGCGCGAAGACGAGATAGATGACTTACGGTTTGCCGCCGGTAGCCCTGACAACCAGTGGCAGTGGCCGGCGGACGTACTGGCGACCCGAGGGTCGGTTCAGGGGCAGACCATCAATGCGCGCCCCTGTCTGACCATTAACAAGCTGCCGCAGCACGTAAAGCAGGTCACTAACGACCAAAGGCAGAACCGGCCCTCGGGAAAGGTCATCCCCGCCGACGACAAGGCGGACGTTGAGGTCGCGGAGATATTCGACGGGCTGGTCCGGCACATCGAGTACATCAGCGACGCCGATGTGGCCTACGACACCGCGTGCGAGAACCAGGTGACGTATGGCGAAGGCTACCTACGCATCCTGACCGAGTATTGCGACGACGACACCTTCGACCAAGACATCAAGATTGGCCGGGTGCGTAATTCGTTTTCGGTATACATGGACCCGACTATCCAAGACCCCTGCGGGGCGGATGCGGAGTGGTGTTTCATCACCGAAGACATCCTCAAAGAAGAATTTGAACGCCGCTACCCCGACGCTAGCCTGATTGCCAGCTTGGAACAGCAGGGCGTTGGCGACCAGTCGCTCAGCCAGTGGATTAACGAAGATACGGTTCGCATCGCGGAGTACTTCTACGCCGAATATGAGCCGGTGACGCTCAATTTGTACCCCAACAACATCGCTGTGTTTGACGATTCGCCCGACGCGAAGCAAATGAAGGCAATGGGGCTCAAACCGCTCAAGACCCGCAAGGTCAACCGCCGCAAAATCAAGTGGTGCCGCATTAACGGGTACGAAATCCTTGAGGAGCGCGAGTGGGCGGGCAAGTGGATACCAGTCATTCGGGTCATTGGCAACGAATTTGAGGTCGATGGGCGCGTTTTTGTGTCCGGTATCGTCCGAAACGCCAAAGATGCCCAGCGCATGTACAACTACTGGGTCAGTCAAGAGGCCGAAATGCTTGCGTTGGCGCCAAAAGCGCCATTTATCGGCTACGGCGGGCAGTTTGAGGGCTATGAAAGCCAGTGGAAGACCGCCAACACGACCAACTGGCCGTATTTGGAGGTCAACCCCGACGTAACCGACGGTCAGGGCTCTGTTTTGCCGCTGCCAGCACGCGCGCAGCCCCCGATGGCGTCCAGCGGCCTGCTACAGGCCAAAGCCGGAGCCTCCGACGACATCAAATCGACCACTGGGCAGTATGACTCAAGCCTCGGAGCAACCAGTAATGAGCGGTCTGGCAAAGCGATTTTGGCCCGCGAAAAGCAGGGCGACACTGGTACTTATCATTACGTTGATAACTTGGCCCGAGCTATCCGCTACTGCACCCGACAGATAGTAGACCTGATACCGAAAATCTACGATACGCAGCGAATTGCGCGGATTATCGGGGTCGATGGCGAAGCTAATTCGGCGCGTATTGACCCGATGCAGCAGGAGCCCGTCCGCAAAATTGTGGACCAGATGGGCAACACCATCGAAAAAATCTACAACCCTGGGGTCGGCAAGTACGACGTCTGCGTAACGACTGGTCCGAGCTACATGACCAAGCGGCAGGAGGCGATGGACGCCATGTCGCAGATTCTGCAAGGCAACCCGCAGCTGTGGGCGGTGGCCGGCGACCTGTTCATCAAGAACATGGACTGGCCGGGCGCGCAGGAGATGGCTAAACGGTTTGAAAAGACCATTGACCCGAAACTGTTGGCTGACGACGACAAGTCACCGGCGCTACAGCAGGCCGAGCAGCAGCTTCAGGCGATGGGGCAGGAAATGGAGCAGATGCACGCCATGCTCCAGAGCGTCGCGCAGTCGATGGAAGCGCAAGAGCTTAACATCAAGCGTTATGAAGCCGAAACGAAGCGGATTAGCGCCACGATGGCGGGCATGACGCCAGACCAAGTGCAGGATGTGGTGCTAGGCACTATCCACGGTATGATGGAGTCCGGCGACCTGATGCCGCAAAACTCTGGGATGCCCGAGATGCCAGCGCAAGACATGATGGGCGAACAGCCCCCGATGCCGCCTGAGATGCCTCCTGAGATGATGCAGCAGGAGCCGATGCAATGAAGTGCGCCGAGTTCGTAGGGCTGTTCTTTCTGGCGCGGGACGTGACGCACAGCGTGCATTTGAACACCCGCAGCTATGCCAAACACAAGGCGCTGCAAGAGTTCTACGAAGGCATTGTGGGCTTGGCGGACGGGTTTGCGGAAGCCTATCAGGGCCGGCATGGCCTGATTGGCCCTATCTCACTACAATCGGCCAAGAAGACCAGCAACGTGGTGGAGTTTCTGCAAAACCAAGTAACAGAAATTGAAGCCGCTAGGTATGAAGTCTGCGACCGAAAAGACACGCCGTTGCAAAATTTGATTGACGGGATTATTGAACTTTACCTGTCAACTCTCTACAAGTTGAGGTTCCTTTCATGATTAAAGACGTCACAAGTATATTTCCGTTTCAGCAAATTTCAGTGCCTGCATCTAGCACCGCGTTGACCGTTCCAACACGCGACACTTTAGGCGTGGCAGGCACGCCAACGGTGGCAATGATTCAGTGCGAAAATGTCGCCGTGCGTTGGCGCGATGATGGCGTAGCCCCTACAGCCAGCGTCGGTATGCGGCTTGAGCCCAGTTCAATTTTGATGTACGACGGCGATTTGACTCGCATTCGGTTTATTCAAGTAGGCGGCGGTAGCGCTCTTAACGTGAGTTATTACAAATGAATTTACTTCCCACACCCACTCTAATAAGCCAAATCAACACGGTGTCCATTGTGTCCGGCGGCAGCGTCGCCGAAGACGCAGCGACTTCGGTTAACCCGCTTATTGCTGGTGGCGTAGTACGCGCAGCGGCCACCCCGCCGATTACGTTTGTTGCGGGCGATGCGGCCCGAATGACCATGACTAGCGCTGGCTTGCTAACCGTAATGCCGTTCACCACGCCAGAAGCGGGCTGGACTTATGCGGCGGCGGCGGCTGGTATTGTTAACACCACCACGGCGGTGACGGTCAAGACAGCCGCTGGTGCTTCGCTTCGCAACTACATCACCAACATTCAAGTGATGTCGGAAGCCTTGACCACGGCGACCGAACTGGCTATCCGCGATGGCGCGGGCGGCACGGTCATCTGGCGGACGAAGATTCCGACCGGCGGTTTGCCTACCATGAACATTGATTTTAACGTGCCGCTGAAAAGCACCGCCAACACCCTGTTGGAAGTCTTGACGCTAACCGCGTCTGGCGCCGGCGCGGTGTATATCAACTTGCAGGGTTTTGTTGCCCCGTGATGATTTTTCTCGTATAACTGCGAACAACCGTACCGGCGAGGTTCACCGGGGGCTTTTTAGGAGCCAGTGATGAGTGATGAGGATTTATTAGCGGAAGTACCCGCGCCGGAACAGGTAGCGACGGCAGCACCTGAGCCCGATGTTTCAGCGCCGGAAGTTGAAGAGCAGGCAGAAGCACCCAAGACCTTCACACAAGAAGAGCTTGATGCGATTGTCAGCAAACGGCTTGCAAGAGAGCAGCGTAAGTGGGAAAGAACTCAGCAGCAGAAAGCGCCGGTTCAACCGGCAGAACTGCCGCCAGCCGACCAGTTTGAAAGCGTAGAGGCGTATGCCGAAGCGTTGGCTTCGCGTAAAGCAGAGCAACTGATTCAGCAGCGGACGGTTCAGCAGCAGCAGACTGAGGTTCTTGAGGCTTATCACGACCGCGAGGAAGAAGCGCGGGGCAAGTACGATGACTTTGAACAGGTCGCGTACAACCCGAATCTTCCAATTACGAACGTGATGGCTG